CAACTCCGAGCAAGAGCCGGCATACGCCCATCTCGTCAAGCCGTTTACGATCGGCATGAACACGACTCTGACGGACGGAAACGGGGCACCTGTTTTTGAGGGGGACATTTTGAAAGACAATCGATGCGGCAAAGATGTGATTTTTGCCGTAAGATACGGCGAATACATCGACTACGGCGTAGGCCATATCGGATTCTACGCAGAATTTTCGGAGAACCGAAAGGAGTTTGTCGAGCATGGTCTTGCAAGCTTGGTTCTGACCTCAAAGGTGGTTGGAAATGTAGTGGACACGCCGGAGCTGATGGGCATGAGCACTGGAAAGGAGTAGTAACATGAAGTGGATTGAGACGATTACCCCGAAACAGGCGGCTGAAGAGCTGGGAGTACCTTATCACGGCTGGATGAGGGAGATGGATCGGGCGTGGATCAGCGAAGACCAGAAGTACAGCGTGATGTCTCGTTTGCTCCGCACGGAATGGGGCAAGGTCGAGCACGTCACGATTACGGCGGCAGAGGGTGTCGGCCAGAGCGACGGCAGCGGGGATATTCCGTGGGCCGTCAAGATGGAAATTAAAAATGACCTGTTCGGCGAAAAGCGCGCCGCCGTCGAGGTGTTCCCGACGCAGGACAGGCTGGTGGATGTCTGCGACTGCTATCACCTCTGGGTGTTCGAGAAAGACTTCCAGCTTCCGTTCGGCATCCACCCGCGCGATAAGAAAACGGTGACGGTCAATCGCGGCAGTACCAGAGTCCGGGCTATTGACGGCGCAGGGCGTGAACACAGCATCAAAGAGTTGCTGGAAGAGAATGGTGCGGCGGACGTTCCTAAACAGGCATATGCACAGGCTATGGCCGGATACATGATGAAAAATCTTCTGGGAGGGTGATGCAAAATGCGGCATTGGATTGTGCTGGCAATTCTGGCGGTGATGGCTGCACTTCTGATTTATGCGGCGTGCTGTGCGGAGGGTGACATAGATCGCCAGAGCGAAGCGCACCCGCCGAAACCAGAGAAAGGGCGAGACGATGGCAAGGTATGAGATGCTTATCGCTGCATCCGGGAAACATGGCTCTGCACTCCTGCCGTATGTGCTGGTTGACGATAAAAGCGGTAAAAGCGCAGCGGCGCGGGCAAAAGCAATGGCCAAGGCTTGCTACCCGGAGTATGAAAAATTCGATGTGGCGAAGATGGAGGTGATTTCGGATGAATGAAAAGGGATTGATTGAACAGTCGAACGCGGCGATTAAAGCGGCGCTGGAGCTGTACGCGGCTGACCATGGGAAGTTGAACGATGGCGACAGCTTTACGACAAAGCTCAATAACTGTGTGCTCACCATTTCGCTGAAAGATGGGAGCTTGGACGTGCAGTTTGACCCGGATGCTGACGCCGCGGTGGACACCCCGTACACACTGGACATGAAGCTCGATATTTATGAGGAGGAAAACAATGGCTGAGAAGCGATTGGTTGACGCCAATGAATTGATGGCGAGGTTCTCCTGCAAAGAGCGCTTGGTGCAAGCGCACAGCGCTGCGGCCAGCGCGGCTTATAAAGACGCTCAGAAAACGGTAGCGACTGCACCCACTGTAAGTGAGTGGCCGAAATGGCGGAATCCTGAAACGAATCCGCCGAAAGTCGAAGAAGATGCGCTGATTCTGTTCGAAACAGCCTGCGGCGGATATGGGATTACGACGGCTCACTACGAAGATGGCACTGTTTTGTCCGAAAAAAGCAAGTTCTACTGGGAAGAGATTTTCGAGTGGGGCACCTATGATGAAGAGCATGACGATTATCTCATCCCCAAAGGCTGGTGGGAATATCGCCATTTCAACCCGGAGGATGTTTACAATAACCGCGTGGATTCTCCTGTGGTCGGGTGGATGCCTTTGCCGCCGAAGGAGGTAGTGAAAAAATGAGAACGCTTAACGCTGACCAGCTGAAGGCCGTGCTGAGCATGGAAGGTTCACTGGGACATATCCACACGCTGGCAGATGTCGAAAATACGATTGACTTTCTTGCCAAAGAAGAGCCAGAAGCCGCAAGCGGTGTAGAAAAATTCAATATTTTCGATACCCCGTGGGCTGGAAAAATCCAAGCAGCATTCCCGCAGTCGTTCGTGAATATGCAAAATGAACTCATTTTCAGCCTGAGAACTGATTCCGGCTTCAGGCTGAAAGATGTGACCGACGAAACCCAGCTGAAAGCAAAAATTCTGGAGTGGCTTACGCGGACTGCAATTAAGGCAGTTTCGCCCAAGGAAAGAAAACTTCATTTTGAGGGCATCAACAAGCTGCTGGGTACGAATTTTACGTTAGAGGAAATGACGGACATCTATACATATCTCGGAAATGGAATCAATCACGACCTTTGCGTGAAGTTTGTGGAGAGCGGCTACGATATGACGATGATTCAAAAAGAAGGGTGAGCAAATGGATAAGCAAAAGATTAAGAGTGTTCCGAGGCTGACGACCGACAACCCGGTGGACAATTTTCAGACTGCCCTCAACTTTACTGACGTCAGCGAGGACGGCTGGGTATGGCTGCGGCAACCTGAAATGGCACTGACCGAGTATGCGCGGCAGCTCGTCAAGGGGCATGGCAGCAGCATCGATCTGGGCTGCAACGATATGGAGCTCTCCGAAAGTCTGACCGATCACCTCTTCGACGACCCGAAGCAGAGCATTGATGGACTGATCGCAGAGCACTACACGATTTTGTGGGCCTACGCGACCCTGCGGGAAAAGCTCAAATGGTACGAGGATGCAGGAATCCCGGTCATTCCTAATTACGGTCTGAGTACCATTCGGCGGGCGATCAATCGGTACGGAACCGCCCCTCAGCTCCAGATGGCGATCAAGGAAATGTCAGAGCTCACGAAGGCGATCTGCAATCTCCAGCGGGCCGTAACCTTCAACTACCGCAACGGTGCGAAGATCAAGGTCGCCCACGAGAGCGTCAGGGAAGAAATCGCGGATGTTTACATCATGCTGGCGCAGCTCGTTGAGATCGTCGGCAAGCCTGAAGAGGTACAGCAGATCGTGCTCGAAAAGCTCGAACAGCTCAAAGGCGACCTGGACGGCGGGGAGGTGCAAAGTGAGTAAAGCTGTTTTGCTGAGCGTCCGTCCAAACTGGTGCAAGCTGATTTGGGCCGGGATGAAAACGGTTGAAGTGCGCAAGACCTGCCCAAAGCTCGAAACGCCGTTTAAGGTGTACATTTACTGTTCCGGCAATAGCGGATGGCTAATGAGGTCACCAAAGGGCTTGCGGAAGATGGACAGAAAAGTAATTGGTGAGTTTGTCTGCGATGAGGTTTACAAGGTCGATAGAGATAGCGTGGGGTTCAATTTTACAGCCCCAAGTCTGGATTTGCCGGTTTACACCATGCCAGAAAATAACGATGAGTACCGAAATGTCCAGCGAGAAGAACTTACTACTTGCCTGACCGACGAACAGCTCTCTAAATATCTTGGGATACACCCCGGCTGGGGATGGCACATTTCCAACTTGAAAATTTATGACCGACCACTCGACCTGCGAGAACTCACTGGCTTGCAAGAGACACGGTTTGGTATGCGGCCTGTGGAAATTACCAGCCCGCCCCAGAGCTGGCGCTATGTGGAGGATGCAGAATGTACGTCATGAACAAAAAATGGGACTCCATCACGAACATTGCCCAGTGCACCAGCGTGTATGTGAGTCCCGAACACGAAATCAAAGCGGTTCCTACCGGTGGCGGTGCGGTATATCGTCTGGGTCAGTACGAAACGGCGGAAATTGCCCGCGCCGTTCTGAATGATTTGTATATTCACGTTGCGACTGGCTGCACCTACCAGATGCCGAACGACCAGAGGGCGCTGGTTCTGGCTCGCGGCATGAGTGATGAACGGCCTGAAAAGTTTGCCGGGAATGGCAAGAAGCCGGTGCGCAGGGGAGGATCCTGATGGAGAAAACAGGTGCGGTTCTCCCGTGTCCTAAATGCGGAAGCAGATTTCTGGCATGGGGAAAACCTTTTAGAAGTACGACGCCAAGGCTTATCGTATTGCTGGGGAGCCGTCGCAGAATTGTCTGCTGCATGATGTGTGGGTACTATGCACCCGTAAAAGACTGGAACAGAGAGGAGCAAGCAAATGAAAGCACACGTTGAACCTAAGAGCAAGGAATGCCCGTTCTGCGGCGCATCTACCTATGAAGTTATGAGTGGTACGGGCGTGAAATGTATTCGGTGCACCAATAAGAGAACTTGCGGTGCCATCGTCAGTTTCAGCAACAAAGACTGTAATGAACGCGGAGTTTCCCCGGTTAAGTACTTCAATCGGCGTGCGGAAAGGGAGCAAAAAAATGAATCTGATTCGTGAAGTTATTTCAGACCAGACGGTGACGGCGCTGGCGTCTATTGTCCTGATCGTGGCCGCATTGCCCATGGCGGGCTGGTCCTGGGCTGTGAATCACATGGCGGGCCCGAAGGTCAAAAATGCAAAGGAGGGCACATGAAAGCACATCTGGCGTTCCTGTGCAATGGCCGGTGCCAGTGGTGTAAGAACTATTGGGACTGCAGCAAAACAAAAAGGCTCTTGGCAAAAATTTTGGGGTGCAAAGATTGGAGATGGCAAAACAGATGAAGAACATTCGCCAGCAGCGGGCCGATGAACGGGATAAGACGGCGCAGATCTTCACTTGGTGTATGGTAGTGGCCATGCACCAGGAAGAGGGCATTGGAGCTACGCGCCTAGAGCGGGCCTGTAATGAAATGCACGAGTTTCAGCAGCGGTACAAAACAAAAATCCTGACCGAGAACCGCAAAAGCGCAACGGATGCTATGCGGGAGGATTTGAAGGGCATCTGTGATTTTGAGGTCCGGCTTCCGCAGACCAAGGCCCCGCGCAACCGCAAGGAAGAACAGCTTCGCATGGCCCAGAATGAGGGGGCGGAAATTGCATGGTTGGTTATGGCGGCGACAACGCACCTGACCTTCGGTTTCGGTAAGGAACGGCTTGCCCGCCTGAAGCGGGAAACGCTGGATAATTACCGGCAGTACATCGGATGGGTAGAGCAGGACGGTGAAGCCTACGCAATGGAGCTGCTTCGCCGCTGTTCGGAACAGGCTTTGCAGGAAGAACTCAAAGTCAACGATATGCGGGAAAGCAAGAATCATATCCTGCCCGGTGGCTTCGCAGAGACCCAGAGTGCGGGTATGCTGTGGGCGATGGAGGCCGTATCGGCTAAGATGGCGGCTGAGCGGGGCATCAAGCGTGTGCCGCTGGCGGTTCTGAGTCAGAGCGAGGTGACCCGCAGGATGAAATCTATCTGAGTAATAAAAAAGAGGACCGCTTGCGCAATCCCCCGATAGAGCAAGTCTATTATACCTAAATTGATGTATTTTGGCAACGATAGAACAGGAGGGTGCGCAAAATGACTATCCCGGAAGAAATGATGGCCGTTATTCAGGAAACCGCAAGAAAGGCTGCTCGTGAGGGCGCCAAGGAAGTTATCGCAGAACAGACCCGCAAAGCCGCAGGCCGCTGTGACCGCCGACTTCGGAACACGAAGCTGTTGCTGAAAAACTATCGGATGTTCAAGAAGCACTGCACGGGCGCGGTCTATACGGACGAAACGGGTGACCATGACGGCAAGGAAGAAGAAACTGCGCTGGAACTGCTTGATATGATGCTTCAGCGCAATAACGCGATTACGGTCGAATCGATCCGCAACTCCTGCCGCCGTACAAAAATCATGGTTCGTCATATTGATTCGATGCTGGCCCTGTACGAGACGTACTGCGAACAGAGCAAGAACGAGGCTCATAAGCGCGGCTACCGCATCATCAAAGCGATGTACATTGACGACGAGGCCAAGTCCATTGAGCAGCTTGCGGCGCTGGAGGGCGTGAGCACCCGTCAGGCATACCGAGACCACGATGCGGCCGTTGAAAAAATCTCGGCGCTCATGTTCGGCATTGATGCCTTGGACATGGAGTAGGCCGATGTCAAAATCATGTCATTTACACGGCATGAAAAATGTGGTAGAATAATACCGTAAAATTCTAATCATAGCGCATTGCCCGCCCGGTTTCGCCACCGAGCGGGTATTTTTATGCCCGGAAAGGAGGCAGAAAACCGCCGCTCCCCAATTTGACCCGCAACGCCAGCGGGATAGCAAAGAAGGGAGAAAAAATGAATCAGCAAGTAGTGTATCAGGATATTTCGCAGATCCATCCCTATGAGAACAATCCCCGGAACAACGAAGCGGCCATTGAGCCTGTTGCGCAGAGCATCAAGCGGTTTGGCTTCCGTGTCCCCATCCTCATCGACGGAAAAGGAACTATCATCGCAGGACACACCCGCTATGAGGCCGCAAAACGGCTTGGCATGGACAAAGTGCCGTGTATTCGGGTCGATGACCTGACGGATGAGCAAATCCGCGCATACCGCATCGCAGACAACAAGGTGGCCGAGGCTTCTTCGTGGAATGATGATGTTCTCCGCGCCGAAATGGACGCGCTGAAAGCCTTGGACGTTGATTTGACGGACACGGGTTTCAGCGAGGTGGAGCTTGATGGGCTTCTTCGGGAAGTGGAGGATGCCGACTTCGAGGAGTTCTTTACGGAACCCGTCCAACAGCCGCCCAAAGCGGCCGATGCAGAGCAGAGCGCCGAGACCCAGCAATCTACCCAACCGGAATCTTCTCAGCTCGCTGTGCCGCAGCAGAGCAGCTCTAAGCTCATCCAATGTCCGCATTGCGGAGAATGGTTTGAGACATGAGGCTATGTCTGGCAGGTACATTCCCGGCCGAGAAGATTGTGAAAGAGTACCATCCAGAATATGTTCTGGAGAGCTTCTTTTACATCCGACCATGGCAAATCGAAGAAATTCCAAAATGGAAAATGTTCCTGCTCGACAGCGGGGCATTTACTTTTATGCACGGTATAGAAGCGTCTTCAAAGCCAGTAGATTGGGATGGATACCTGAGTCGGTACATCGACTTTATCAACCGCAACAACGTGCAGCATTTCTTCGAGCTGGATGTGGATTCCATCGTAGGTTATGACGCTGTAAAACGCATGAGAGCGCGCCTTGAAGCAGAGACAGGAAAGCAAAGCATTCCGGTCTGGCACCGCTCCCGTGGTCTGGACGAGTTCAAGCGCCTGTGTAGGGATTATCCCTATATCGGCATCGGCGGCTTCGCAATCAAGCACATACAGCCCAGCGAGTACGGCTATATCCGTCGTTTGGTGCAGTATGCAAATTCTTGCGGGGTGCGGGTGCATGGTCTGGGGTACACCAAAAAGGATGCAGTGAGTTTCGGCTTTTACAGCGTGGACAGCACGACATGGACCACACAGGTCAATTTCGGAGGGCTGTCATACTTCAATGGCACAGAGATGGTCGTGGTCAGACCGCCCAAGGGGATGATCGGCGCAGACTATCGCCGCCGCCGGGAGTACTCGTTGAGAGAGTGGATAAAGTACCAGAAATACCTTGATACGAAAGGAAAATGGCGTGGATAAAGAAATCGTCTACCGCGTCGAGGATGGCATGGACAGGGAAAAGATTCTCTGCACCACCTACCAGATGCGGAATTTTTATATGCAGTTCAGAGACGGATTTTTCACCAATCTGGACGTTATGAACTATATCCAGCACCTCGCCGCCGCCCATATGGCGAAAAAGGGGATGAACGTGCTGGATGTGTGCTGTGGGCGCTCTCTGATGCTCCCGCTGCTGCGCTACTACGCAAAGGACATTGCATCCTACACTGGAGTGGACATCAGCAAGGCGAACATCAAGGAAGCGATGCGCGGCGCAACCGCAAAGAACCTCGAACCCAAGGATTTGGCCTCCTACTACCCGTTCCGGGTGGGCTGGAAGCTGGGCAACGTCGCAGAGATGTCTAAGGTCATCCCGGCGGGCTTTGCCGACTTCGTGATTTACACCTCCGCCATCGAGCATATGCACCCTACGGACGGCGCAAAAAGCCTTGTAGAATGCTACAAGGTGATGAAGCCGGGTGCAAAGATGTTTCTCTCCTGTCCGAACACCCCAGGCAATGGGTATCAGACCCAGTACCGCGCTCATGTCTATGAGTGGGGCTACGATGAACTGAAAGCCAAGCTGACCGAAATCGGATTCAGTATTGTGCAGGAGGTCGGTTTGGTCACCAGCGTCCGCGAAATGGACGAGTTCTATTCCAAACAGCCGTCGGCGCTCAAGGATTTCTATGAACGCATGAAGTCCTATGTCCCGTCTGCATTTCTCACAGCGTTTATGGCTATCCCATTCCCGCGTGAGGCGAAAGAGCTGTTGTTCATCGTCCAGAAGCCGAAAGGAGAGGAAAATGCCTAAGTTCAAGAATGAGTATGGGGTGTCGAAAATCAAGTACACCCAGAAGTGCAGATGCTTTTGCCCTATCGGAAAGGCAGACTACACGAACAACTTCACCGTGACTATCACTCCGAAGAAGTGGATCCCGGACTACTGCGAAATCGACAAGTTCATTCGTGAGCAGCTGGATGGAAAGAGCCTTGTCATTGAGGACGCCGCCTGCAAGCTGAAGCAGTGGCTCACGGGGGAGATTCATCCCTACTGGGTCGAGGTTGAGTCGGATGTGACCGACGGTGTGCACGGCCATGTAACGGTAACAGTATAAGGGAGGGGCGCAAGATGAAAAATACTCGTGCTCTTTGCCAGACCGCCGTTGTTGCAGCATTGTATGTGGCGCTGACCACCTTGAACCCCCTGTCGTGGGGTGCAATCCAATTCCGGGTTGCAAATATGCTCTGTGCACTCCCGTTCAAGGACAAGAAATATGCCCCGGCGGTTCTGCTGGGAATCGCAATCGCAAACGCAACCAGCCCGTTTGGGCCTGTCGATGTGGCCTTTGGTCTGATGGCTGAGGGCGTGGCGTATCTCCTTGTTGTTTGGGGGCCGTGGAAAAAGCTGGGGATTTTGTGGAAAGCTGTTATCCTCTCTTTGTTCGTGGCTCTGTTCATCGGGGTGGAGCTGTACGCAATGGTGGGAGCGCCGTTCCTGCTGACGGCCGCAGGGCTGTTCGTTGGCACTTTCTTGGCCGTGGAACTCGGCAACATGGTGATTTCTAAAACCGCTCTTGCAAGAATCGTGTAAGAGGGGGCGCGGCGCTGGCTCTGCAAAGGGTCGGCGCTTTTTCTTTGGAACAACATAACCGTCCGGCCAAATACCGGGCGAGCAGAACAAAGAGGGATAGTGGTGGCGATGTAGATGGAAACGCGAGACAAGGCGTTCACCCTTTATAAGAAAGGGATGGGATGCACCGAAATCTCAAAAAAGCTGGGCGTATCGCTGAACACGGTCAAGTCTTGGAAAAAGCGGTATTGGGATGCACAAAAGGGTGCACCCAAGAAGCGCACCCCGTCGCACCCAAAAGGTGCATCTTCAAAACGCACCCCACAAGCCCCGGCGGCTCAGCCTGAGAAGAGGCCGAATCTCGGCGGCGCGCCGAAAGGGAACGTCAATGCTGTTGGCAATCATGGCGGGGCGCCGCCGGGTAACCAGAATGCTTTGAAACACGGTGGCTGGTCTGCGGTGATGTTTGGCGCATTTTCCGAAGAAAACCAGAAAGCTATACAGGACTGCACGAAAGATGTGGATGCAGAGGACCTGCTGATACAGGAGCTTCAACTGCTGACCGCCCGCGAAGCGTTCCTGCTCCAGCGCATCACGGCGGCTCAGGAAAAGAAGCAGCACATCCAGTCGGTGCATACATCAAAATCCAGCAGGTCTTTTACCCGGCTGGATGAGGATAAAGAAAAAGAGGCCAACGACAAGGAGGTTTACATTGAGCGGATAGATGCAAAGGTGCAAAGGGAAGAACGTCTTCCCGGCACCAGCGTTGAGACATCAACCACTACCGAGTCAAGCTACCTCATCGTTGAGCGCTTAGAGCGGCTATTGACCGATGTACAGCGCCAGAAGTCTAAGGTGATACAGCAGCTTGCCGACCTGCGCAGAATGAGCAACAGCGGCAAGAATGAGCTGGTAGACGACTGGGTGGCGGCAGTCGAGGCGGCGGATGCAGAAGTGGAGGGCGAGGACGATGGCGCTGAGACAACGTGAAGTCTTCGCCAAACGGCTCCCGCTGTACCGCAAAGACCCCTGCTTGTTCTTCAAAGAGGTTACACGCTTCAAGCCGGATAAATGGCAAAAAGAAGCGGCTACGGCCATTGCACAGCACCGCAAAGTTTCCATCCGTTCAGGACAGGGCGTTGGAAAAACAGCTTTTGAAGCAAACTTGGTGCTCTGGTTCTTGGCTTGCTTCCCGTATCCCCGCGTCGTGTGCACGGCACCGACCCGCCAGCAGTTGAACGATGTGCTCTGGGCTGAGATTGCCAAGTGGCAGGAGCGCAGTCCTGTCTTGCAGGCCATGCTTGTATGGACAAAGACCCGTGTCTACATGAGAGGACATGAGAAACGCTGGTTCGCCGTGGCCCGTACAGCCACTAAGCCAGAGAATATGCAGGGCTTCCACGAAGACAATATGCTTTTCGTGGTGGACGAGGCATCCGGCGTTGCTGACCCCATCATGGAGGCCATACAGGGCACATTGTCCGGCGATAACAACCGCTTACTGATGTGCGGAAACCCAACGCAGAACACTGGCACATTCCACGATTCGCACACCGTGGATGCCCAGTCCTACTACTGCATGAAGGTGTCCAGCAGGGACAGCCCCCGCACGAATAAGCAAAATATCGCTGACTTGGAGCGAAAGTTCGGCAAGAACAGCAATGTGGTCCGCGTCCGTGTTGACGGCGAGTTCCCGGAAAATGAGGACGACGTCTTTATTCCGATGGCGCTTGCCACAAAAGCGATCAATACTGAACCGCTTGAGCACAGCATTCCGGCCAGAATTTCTATTGGGTGCGATGTGGCCCGCTTCGGCAACGACGACACCGCCATTGCGAAGAACATTGACGGGGACATTCAAAAGCTGGTCACGCGCCACGGTCAAGACCTGTACGCAACAGCCGATGACATTATCGAAATGTACAAGGCCCTGCGCACAGCACATCCGCAGTATCGCGGTCTGATCTATGCGATTATTGACGATACGGGTGTGGGCGGCGGAGTGACGGATATTCTCAACAGGGAGAAGATTCGGCAGAAGTTGAACAAACTCATGGTTGTTCCTGTCAATTTCTCGTCTGCTGTTCCTGACAAGGAAGCCGCCGGGAGATATGCCGATATTTCAACATGGATGTGGGCTGTCCTGCGCGACATGGCGGCGTCTGGTCTCCTGCATTTGCCGGATGACGCGACATTGATAGGTCAGCTCACGACCCGCAAATACATCTTCAGCGGCGCGCCCTCCAAGCTGAAACTTGAAAGCAAGGAGTCGCTAAAGAAGCGCGGCCTGACCAGCCCGGACCGGGCTGATGCAGTTGCTCTGGCATTATACGAGGGCGGAATTTTTGATGTCCGCAGTCTGATTTAACATAACCGGAAAGGAGAAAGCGTGAAAAAAGTTATTCCCGGAAAAATCAAAACACAGCTGCGCCTTGACGGTTACTACAATGTGCTGAACAAGTACGGCACCCAGCACGACAGCACGGAGTACTACCAGTGGGCGTCTGGCTCTGCGGTAAGCGATACGGAGCTGGCTGATCTCTATGCAGGAAACGGGTTGTTCTCAACCATTATTGATGCCCCGGCGGACGACGCAACCAAGAACGGCATCGACCTCGGCATCAAGGACAAAGACTTGCAGAAGCAGATCGACAACCACTTGCAGACCATCCGATACCAGAGCAAATTTGCCAAGGCTTTGCGCTGGGCGCGGCTCTTTGGTGGCGCTGCTGTGGTGATGCTGGTTGACGACGGGCGGCTCCTGCAGGATCCTTTGAACTGGCGCGACGTGCACGGCGTCGAAGAGCTGTTGGTGTATGGCCGCAACGAAATGTATCCTCTTTGGGTCAATGGATATGAGAATAACCCGGACGATGAGGATTACCGCCGGGGCGGCACTGGCATCCCGGAGTACTACCAAGTCAACAGCGTGTACGGCAACTATGTTGTGCATTCGTCCAGATGCCTTGTTTTCCATAACTCGGACATCCCGGAAAGCTCCACTATGGCTAATCTCTACCGCACATGGGGCATCCCGGAGTATCTGCGCATTCGTGAAGAGCTGAGAAATGCCAGCATAGGCCCCGGCTATTCTATCCGCCTGCTGGAACGGCTGTCGATGGTGACCTACAAGATGAAGAATCTTGCTGGTGTGCTTTCCACGGCAGACGGCGAGGATACGGTTCTTCAGCGTATGGAAATGCTTGACCTTGCCCGTAATCTGCTGAACATGGTCATTATTGATGCCGACGGCGAGGATGTGGGCGTTCAATCCCTGTCTGTTGCTGGCGTTAAGGACATTCTGGACAATGCCTGTGCGATGTTGTCTGCTGTATCTCATATCCCGCAGACGCGGCTTTTTGGACGCTCCCCGGCGGGCGAGAATGCCACCGGAGAGAGTGACCTTGAGAATTACAAGGAATTCGTCGGGGGTCTCCAAAACGGTGACCTCCGCGATAACACCCGTACCCTCGTTGAGCTGATTCTTCGCGGCATGGTTTGGAACAGGGAAGTCAAGGAGATACCTGAGTACACCGTGACCTACAAGAGCGCGTGGAGCCCGTCTGCCGATGAAAAGGCAGCACAAGACCAAGCTGCTGCTGCGGCACAGCTCACCAGAGCACAGACCGCTGGCACATACGTCACAAATGGAATTGTCGAAGCTGAAGAAGTTCGCCGCGCGATGGTTCGTGACGAACAGTTTGACCCAGAGAACATTCTTACGGAAGCGGACATTCACCAAGACTGGGGACTTGGCGGAGCCGATACCCAGCAGGAAGCCGCTGATAGCCAGCAACAGAATGCCGCGGATGCCAGCGGTCTTGTTACCGATGAAAGAGACTGCGGCTATGTGGCGGGCTTTGTCGTGCAGGACGGCAAGATCCTCTGCGGGCGTCGCTCCGATGGTCAAGGCTGGTGTGGCCCCGGTGAGCATATCGAGCCGAAAGAAACGCCGGGGGTGGCCTTCCGCCGGGAAGCCAAAGAAGAGTTTGGAATTGACGTTGGGAATATTACCTATCTTGGTAACTGCAAAGGAAAACCGGATGAAATCCTCCCTGTGCAGATATACCGCGTCAACGACTATGCAGGTATCCCGGTGTGCGATCAGGAAGAGATGTTCACCGCCACATGGTTCACCCCGGAACAGATTCTTGCCCAAGAGGTCCCCGGCGGGCTGGTGTTCGACCCATTCCGCAGGAGCGTGGAAGAATACCTTGACCAGCTGGGCCTGACGCTGGATGACTTCGACCCCAATAAGCACAAACGCGATGAGGACGGAAAGTTCTCCAGCATGGGGAACACAACATCAAAAGATGAATCGGGCAAGGAAAATTCGTCAAAAGACTTGAATGATTCCCAAAGTCATGCTAAAATAAATTCTAACGCAGTTTCGGCAAAAGGCGCAAACGCTTTCAAAGTGAAAGGGTTTCCCAACAAGCAGAAGATGAACAACCACTGGCAGAACGGAAGAACCCACGCCGCTGAGTACGCTCCCGATGGCATTACAACAAAGGAGCAGTACGAAAAGCGGGCGGTTCAACTTCTGGAAAGCCCCTGTGGGAACGGTATCAAGGGCTATAAGACAAAAGATGGCCTTATATGCCGATATGATACGAAGAAAAATGACTTTGCGAAAGGTTCCCCGGAGAAAGGCGTAAGAACGATGTTCAAGCCCGATGATGGGGAAGAGTATTATAGACGTCGACTTGAGGCCGAGGGAATAGAGAACGATGAATGACGAAACCATTTGCCCGCTGTGTGGGCAGCATCACTTTGAAGAGAACGACGATTTTGAGGAATGCCCTGTGTGCGGTTGGGTGAATGACGGCGTACAGCGCGCGGATCCCGATTATCGCGGCGGGTATAACCGCATCAGCCTGAACGAAGCAAAAAAGAAATTTGCCGCAGGCAAAAAGGTGTTTGATTAACAATAACGGCGTGTGAGAGCCTTTGCAGGTGACGCAAGAGCGTCCTTTGCAAAGGCTCTTTTTGTTTGCAGTCATAGCTCAGTTGGTAGAGCGCCTGCCCTCCAAGCAGGATGCCGCGGGTTCAAGCCCCGTTGACTGCTCCATATCGAGGGTTGGCCAAGTTGGATAAGGCATGGGCCTTTGACTCCCAGACCGCCGGTTCGAGTCCGGTACCCTCGACTTATGCTGATGTAGCTCAGTTGGACAGAGCAGTTGATTTGTAATCTTCAGGTCGTGGGTTCAAATCCCATCGTCAGCTCCATCCGCCGTACACCGTAATCGGCACCTCGATGGCATGAGGAAGCGCCGACCCCGCTCCCAACAGACCGCTGCGAAGTGTTCTGGCCTGTTCCATGACTGAGCCAGCGCGGAGCCATATGCCGCGTTCCTTCCGCTTCGCCCCTTGGACGGATGCGCGCTGTAAGCAAAAGGTCAACTATTCAAGTGCTGCATGCCATGAACATAAAGGCCCTGTATCTTCAATGATGCAGGGCCTTTTTTGATGCCGGCAGAGGGAGTATTCCCGGAAAGATAAAGAGGTGTTTATGCCAGTGAAAAACAACGGCCCCGGCGGAAACAGTCGGGCTTCTACGACAAGAAAATCAAAGGTCGAGCCGGAATACCCGCAATGGGCAGAAAGTAAGATGCGGGCCATTGAGAACAGGCGCTTAAAAGAGCTTCAAGCTGTTGTGCGCGATTCAATGCCTGAGATACTGGCTATCGTTGCGGATGAAATGGATACGGCTTCCGAAAGCATCAGAAAAGATGGATACAGCGACATGGTGCGCCGCATCCAGAACAGATTCCGCATTATGCGTGATCGGCTCAGTCGGCGGCTGAAAACCGATCCGCTGGAACGTGATGTCCGCCGCTGTGCGGATTATACAGACCGCCGCCAGCTCCAAGAATGGCAACGCAGTGTCCGGGCCACACTCGGCATCGACATCAGCAAGGACTTCTTCATTGGTGAGCGGTATGAGCAGATGCTTTCAAGGTGGGCGGAGCAAAATGTTTCTTTTATAACCAGCATCGAGAGCGATTGCTTTGATGATATGGAGAAAATCATTATTGACGGCTTTACAAAGGGCCGAACACCCGCCGCAATTTCAAATGAGATACAGCGGCGCTTCGATGTGACCAAATCGAAAGCGAACCTTTTGGCCCGCGACCAGATTGGCACATTGAGTGCAGACCTGACTCGGACTCGGCAGGAGTCCGCTGGGGTAAAGGAATACATCTGGCGTTCGTCCGGCGACGAACGTGTGCGCGCGTGCCATCGTGAACTTGATGGTAAGACGTTTCGTTATGATGACCCGCCAGCAATGTGGTACATGACGAAGCGGGGGAAAATCTACACCGGGAGACACTGCAACCCCGGCGAGGATTACCAGTGCCGCTGTGTTGCAAAACCCGTTTTTGACTTTAATAGGCTCAATTCTCAAGCCTTTAAGGAGAAGAAACAATGAATCAGAAAAATCCGCCGCAAGTCCTTCGGAGCGAAATGCGAGCTGACAGCGTGCCTGTCGATGAGCATTACAGCACCGAGGGATATTTTTATGATAACCCCATCCTGACCCGCACGGGCATCTTCAAGTACAAGCTGGAAGATGGTTCGGAACGTCGAGAACTGCGCAGGCCGGAAGATGTGTTTGACCCGGCGAGCCTTGCAAGCTATGAGGGAAAGCCCATCATCATTACCCACGACGCGCAGGTGATAGACAAGGACAATGCCCGCCGGGAGAGAGTGGGAACAATCCTGACTCCCGGACAGCAGGACGGCGAGACCGTCCGCGCCAAAATCGTCATTGACGACCCCGATGCTGTAAAGGCGTCGGGCCTGCGCGAGCTGTCCGTTGGATATTATCAGGATCTTATCATGGAACCCGGAGAGTGGGAGGGGGAGCCTTACGATGCAATCCAGACCCACATCCGCGTGAATCATCTTGCGCTGGTTGCCGTCGCCCGCGCCGGAGATGATGCAAGACTGAACATGGACGGCCAAGACAATGGAGGTACTGACCCTATGGATGACGAGAACAAGAAGACCTGCACCACCATGGACGACGATGCTACCGTGGAACCCGATAAGCAGACTGCGGATGATGGCGAGGGTGCTTCCCCTGCGGCTTCGCCCCTTGACCCTGCCGGCATCGAGGCGGCTATCAAAGCATATCTGGCCGCTACTGGCGGTGCAACTGCTGACGATGGGAACGACCCGGCGGCGGGTGGTGACCCCACCAAGCCGACTGAGGACGATGGTGAAGACGATGCCACCACACCCGACGTTCTGGCGGACATTACGGCCCGCCGGGATGCAATGGAGGATGGCCCCGCAAAGTCCGACATCAACACCCTGCTGTCTATGCTGGAGGCTGAGAAAGCCCGTGCGGATGCCGCTGAAGACGATGTCAAACAGCCGCCCACAGAAGATGAGGACGACGCCTCTGACAATGACAGCGGCCAGCTGAACCATGACAGTCTCGACGCCATCGTCAAGAAGAAGGTCGGACAGCGCATGGAGCTGTGCCGTCTGGGCGACAAACTGCATCTGGATGGCATGGACACCCTGCCTGTGATGCAGGCAAAGAAAAAGGTCATCAGAACTGTTCTTCCCGGTATGCGTCTGGACGGGAGAGGCAACGCATACATCAACGCGGCTTTTGACATTGCCAAAGGCAAGGTCAATGGCCGCAAGACCGTGAACGATCAGCGTCGGCAGGTGTTCAATGCGGATTCCGCAAATGCGGCGACCCGCAATACGAACGCCAAAAATGACCCCGACGCCGCTCGTACCCGCATGATCCAGCGTCACGCTGGCGAAAAGGAGGACTAAGCTATGAACAATATGGCTGTACAGATGAATTACGGTGAGCCGAGCCGCGGCATGCCCGGTGGCCTCTATGACCGGGCCGAGTATGAAGCTGTGACCCGCCGCAACAGCGCAGAGGATAAGGCGCTGTGCTTCGGATACGGTGTCGTGCAGGGCGCAGAGCCGGGAAAGGACATTGCGCTTCCTGCAACGGGCGCAACTGCTGACAAGTTCGAGGGCGTTGTGATGTACAGCGCCAATGTCGAGATGGACGATGATGGTGCCGTGGTCCTGCGGAAGAACCAAATCGTCGATGTCTGCCAGTCCGGCAAGCTGTGGGTGCAGCTGGTCGATTCGGTGGAGCCTGCTTATGGCCAGCCTGTGTACCTCGTGACCACTGGTGCAGACGCCGGCAAGTTTACCCCGACCAAGGGAACCAATCTGGCAGTTAAGGCGCGCTTCATCGGCGCGGCCGTGAACGGCATCGCCCCTGCTCAGTTCGTGACTCAGCTTTAAGGAGGTAGGAACCTATGTCTAAATTCAATCCTTTCGACCCCGCAAACGGTTACAGCGAGGAGGACCGCGTCGCTCTGGAGACGAAGTGCGCCTCGCTGATTAACCGCGCCTATCGGAACCCGTTCCCTGGCGCTTCGCTTCGTCACGATGGTGCGGACAACGCGGGCATCTTCTTTGCCAAGCAGCTGGCGCACATCAAGACCAAGGCATACGACAAGGAGTTCCCGGAGTTGTCCGGCCTGAAGCTGTTCCCCCAGACAAGCGATACGGATGAGGGTGCAAGCTACATCGAGTACTACTCCTATGAGCCTGTCGGCTTCGCTGCCATCATCGCGAACTACGCTTCGGATCTGCCCCGTGTTGATGTGAAAGGCACTCCCCATCGTGCCGAAATTGTCAACATCGGTGACAGCTATGGTTACAACGTGCAGGAGCTGCGCGCATGCCGTCGGAACGCCGTTCTGGGTATCATGAAGTCTCTGGATGCTGTTCGCGCCGAAGCCGCCCGCCGGGTCTATGATGTCAAGGTGAACCACCTGATTTGGAACGGCGACGAGAAGGCAAAAATCGTCGGAGTGCTCTCTTCGGGCAACAATATCCCCGTTTACACACTTCAGAACGGCGCTGGCGGTAAGGCTGACTGGGCAAGCAAGACTGCCGATGAAATCGCCGCTGACATTGCCGGCATCCTGAACTACATCGACACTCTGACCCAGAGCGTTGAGCACCCGGACAGCTGGGTTATGCCGAACGACCTGTACACCGCTCTGAACCTGCGCCGCATCGACGGCACTGGCGAATCCGTGCTGTCCTACATCAAGGAGCATACTCCGCAGATCAAAAACTGGGAGACCGCTGGTGAGCTGTCCAAGAGCAACAAGGACTACAACACCACCGGAAAGAACATCGGCCTGCTGTACACCAAGGATGCCGATAAGATGTACCATGATGTGCCTATGGCATTCCTCCAGCATGCGCCGCAGGACCGCAACCTCGAAATCGTCATCAACTGCGAGGGCCGCGACGCGGGCATGGTTATTCCTTATCCGCTGTCCGCTTGCCTCGTTTACGGTCTGTAAGAAAGGAGCCAGCTCATGAAAATCAAGAATATCAGCGTGAAGCCGATTTGCATTGGCGATGTTTCTCTGCTCCCCGGCGAGACCGCACAGGTCGAGGCCGTCTACGCCGATGCTGTGGCGTTCTACATCAGCATGGGCTATGTGCAGGAAGTCGTGGAGAAGAAGACCCGTGGCAAGGCAAAGACTCCCGACGCGGAGCCTGACGCCATTGCAGAGGATGCTGCAGAGGATGAGTCCTGATGGATGCTGCAGATATAGCCGCAATCACCAAAATCGTGAAGATGGTGGGAGCGGAGTTCAAAGAGACGTCCGATGAGGACGTCAAGTTCTGGATTGAGCTTCAAGCCCCTGTTATTTCCCGAAAAAAGTTCGGCGCTGATTATAATTTGGCGCTGGCTCTTTTGACGTGCCACGCTATGAAGATGGCCGGCAGTGGCGACAACTCGCTTGGAACCATCGCCAATACCGGACGCCTTGCCAGCGTGTCGGAGGGTGGCGTGAGCATTTCTTTTGCGACGTCTACTGCGGGAACAACAGGGGATGCGGCCTATCAGCTTACATCTTATGGGTTGCAGTTCATCGAGATCCGGAACAGGCATATTGTTCCCATCATGATTCGGTAAGAAGGTGTGTGTATGGCTATTGCCGGAGAATTTGGACTCGACCTGACCCCAGAGGGAACAGCGGCGCTGTCAATGCTGGATGAGCTGGAAGACATCGTTATTGAGGTCGGATACCAAGCCGACCAAAAGGCGGCTGACGGGGAGCTTTCGCTGGCGGAGGTTGCATATTGGAATCACTATGGAACTTTACATAAGGATGGTTCCGTGATGATTCCGGCGCGCCCATTCATGGATGCGCTTCAAAAGCACTCCGATGAATTGGCGGCATTCTCGCAACAGGCGGCATCGGAGTACGACACCGCCGAAATGGTGGCAAGCGCAATCGGCGCCCAAGCCAGTTCTATGATTCAGGACGCTATCAGAGACGAAGATTGGGCGCCTAATGCGCCGATTACGGTTGAGGGTGGCTGGATGGTAAACGAGTACGGCAAAAATGGCCCTGTCCCGGTTCATATTGGCGGAAAAGGCTCTACACAGCCTTTGATTGATACTGGAACCATGAGACAGCAGTGTGAATTCCGCCTCGTGAAAGGGGAAAAATGAACATTTTCAAACAGCCTTATAAAGTGCGGCGGTACGGAAGAACCAGCTGGGAAGATGGCGTGGCGTCTGCCGGGTATGAGGATGCGCAGCTTATGCTGGATGTTCAAGCCAAGACCAGACGAAACCAAAATGACCCGGCTGGCCAGACAACCACGGGAACGCTGACGGTGTACAGCGATATGAAGCTTCACCCGGCGGAGTCTGACGACCAGACAGACGGTGACCGCCTGTTCTACATGGGAAAGTGGTACGTCTGCAAGTCGTCGGTTTACTGGGGAAACACCATCCTGTCACACTGGATTTCGGAGTTTGAAGCAGTCGATGGCGAGAATGAAAGGGGGAAGAGAGACGATGACGGAAGCTGAGTGCAGGGCCGAGGTTCGGAAGTTTTTCATGGAGCTTTACCCTGCCTGCACGGTCATTTACTCCTACCCCGGCAATGCGGCCCGCCCGCCTGCGCCCTACGTCGTGCTTGACTTTAATGCTGCCGACAGCTCTCAAATTGACGAGTACGTTGATGATGGGATTTTGCAGCAGACGTGGTACATGACCATGCCGTTTTCTGCGGAGCTGGTTGCGCAGAGCAAGGTGGTTCATGGCGGCGGAGTAAAAAAGGCTCTGCCGTCAACAGTTGTTGACGACCTTGCCCAGAGCATCCGCTTTTTTCAAAGCCCCTACGCAGAGGACAAAATGCGCCTGCTGAACATTTCGGTAACGGCCACAGGAAACCCAGAGCAAATCTATAACAGCGTGTCCGGTGTGGAACGGGCGCGCTGTTCTTTTTCTGTGGATTTCATCCAGAGCACGAAGGAGTATGCAGCACTGCATCCGCAGGACGGTGAGTACATCACCGACCACGATAGTGCGGCATCGAAAAAGCTTGCAGATATGCAGGCTGGATATTTCACAGAAGTTGAAATTGAACCACAAATCAAGGAATAAAGGAGTGAGAGCATGACCATTGACCAAATCATCAAGGTCGATATTGCCATTTCGGAAGCAATGGCAATCGACGGCGGCTATGACACCATCCTTATCATCGGCCCCCTGCCGAAAACTCCCGGCGGTCATATGACTCCCGATGTTGCTGGTTATACCGGTACGCAGGATCTGAAGAGTGCCGGCTTCTCGACGGACGACCCGGTTTATATCTCCGCCTCTAAGGTCTTTTCGCAGTCGCCCAAGCCCAGCATGGTGATGGTGGCCGTTCAGAAAACCACCTCTGGTTCGACGGAAAAGGTGGACGTCACCCTTGACCGTGCAAAGGCGGTGCCGGGGTGGTACTGCATCTGCCCGGCGGGCATCAAGGAGGACTTTTACCAGAGCATTGCGGACTGGACAGAATCCAACGAGAAGCTCTGCGTCTGCGAGACTACGGGCATTTCTGCATCGCCCGTTTCCGATGCGATGTTCCGAACGGCCGTTATTCATGCAACGAAGGAAAACGACTGCGTGAATGCGGCATATGCGGCCAAGTTCTTGTCGTATGAGCCGGGTAGCGAACTGTGGGCATATAAGTCCCTCAGCACGGTCGAGGCGCAGAGCCTGTCCACCACGGACATTTCCAGCTTGGAAAGCCGCAACGTCTCGTACTACACCACTATCGGCAGTCAGGCAATGGTGCAGGGCGGCAAGGTATCTGCAGGCGAGTGGATTGATACGATTCGCTTCCGCGACTGGCTCAAGACTCGGATTCAGCAGAATGTTATCAACCTGCTGCTGTCTCTGTCCAAGGTTCCTTACACGGATCCCGGCATCGGTCTGGTTCAGAATGCCGTGACTGCGGCGCTGGATGCGGGCGTGGAAGCTGGCGGCATTGCACGGCCCTCCAGCGACGAAACAACCGGAACGGTCACCCCGTCCTATACCATTACCGTGCCGAAGGCTGCAGAGCTGGATGCGGCGACACGCAAGACTCGTGTGCTGCCGAAAGTAAAATGGACAGCACAACTGGCGGGTGCGCTGATTGCAGTGGAAATCGGCGGTACGCTGAATTATTAAGCGAAAGGAGATGTGCTAAATGGCTCGTGGCAGTGTTCACGTTTATTCTTTTAAGAATGTCATCTGCGCAATCGGCTCCCATATGCCGAGCGGCTTTGCGGCTGATAACTGCATCACCATCACGGAGCAGGGCGACGGCATCACCGATGAGGCGGGTGCCGACGGTGAGGTTGTAGTCTCCAACTCCGATGACCCCCGTTATGAAGTTAAGATGAACTTCAAATACGGCTCCAAGACAAACGCAGTGCTACGCAAGTACTACAACCTGCAAAAGCAGTCCACCGGCGGCTATTTCTTCCCGCTGATGATTCGTGATTTGGGAGATAACCCCCAGTTTACGGCATCTAAGGCATGGGTGTCCAAGCCCGCGCCCATCGTGTACGGCGCAAAGGGCGGCGATCAGGAGTGGACCATCCGGTGCGTTGGCGAGTTTGCCCCGGAATAAGGAAAGGATGATGTAACATGAAAATGAAACGGATGGAGATGCAGGAAACGGTAGTTGGAGACTATACGTTTCGCATTCGCCCTCTGGGTGCTATGAACGCGGCATACATCTTCGGTGATGTCGCGGCGGTGGTTCTTCCAATCATTGGCACGGTGGCACTGTCCAGTGGAGACGAGGAGAGCGCAGACCTTGATATTTTCGAGGGCGTTGACCTTGATACGAAGTCTCTGGTTACAGCGCTGAGCAACATCAACGGAAAGACGCTGACTCGGTTGATTTCGGAACTTCTTTTGGAGCACAGCAATGTCAGTTTCTTCGATAAAGATGAATCGAAGTGGCGTCCTATGACAGAGGATGACTTTGACGAAATCTTCTGCATGGCCTTTGCTGGCGCTCTTGGCCTGTGTGCCGCAGTGATTCAGCAGAATTTTAGCGGTTTTTTCGGCGATATCGGCACCCTCTTTGGACGCCTCATGAGCGCACACAAGGGGATGCGCTTGAAAAATACGGAGAGCTTGACAGAGCCCAAGTAACGGGCCTTGAGTGGATACTGTATACGCTCATCCGGGAACGAGTGGCAACAATGACCGAATTAAAAGAAGAGTACAACCTCGACGAAGCTCTGAAATTGTACGATTTGATGATGATGGAGCGTGATATAGAATATCTGAAATCCGTATATGCCGAGAGGGAAGGACAGTGATTGGATGGCAGCGAGAGAAATGGTGATTGGAAAGTTTATCAATCAGATCGGATTTCGCATTGACCATAGCACTGTCCAGCAGGTGAAAAACACTGTTGAAAGTGTAAAGTCTGGAATAAAAACCGTTCAGGGCGTTGCGGATGAAGTGAAAAAAAGCGTCAATGACAACATTGACGAAATCCAGAAAAAGGCTCAAAAGGCACGGAGCGAAACGGAAAAGCTTCCTGAGTTTAAGCCGGGCCAAAAGAGCACACAAAATGCTAAAAGTGCGATAGATGAAATCAAGGATTATGCCAAGAAAACGCTTGGAGTGCTTGGCATAGGATTCTCTCTGGCGCAGCTCAGGAGCCTAGCAGAAGAATTTGGTGGCATTAACGATGCGATTCGTGGCGCAACCCGCGAGTTGGGCGACCAATCGGAAATTCAGCAGAAAATTCTGAAAGGTGCGCAAGACTGTCGGGAAGAGTATGGCGCAATGGCTGGAAGCGTTACAAAGTTAATCCAGCAGAACGGCAAACTTTTCCCTGTGGATGATGCTGTGAAATTTGTTTCGCTGGTTGAAAAGCTCGAAAAGGGTGCTGGCCGGGAAGCGAACATAGACAGCACTATGGACGTTTTGACCGAGGCCATGTCCTCTGGAAGGCTGGACAAAACTGGTTTTGCGAATTTGAAGTCAAAGGCCCCGGAGGTCGTCAACGCCATCTCTTCCGCAGTGGGAGTATCGGAGGCCCAGCTTCAAAAGCTGGCAGAGAGCGGAAAACTTTCGGCCAAGCAACTGAAAGATGCTTTCTTTGCATCTGAAAGCGAGATTCAGAAGAATTTTGATGAACTGGGCTTTGACATCACGGATGCGCTCAAGTATGTTCGGAATGAGTGGGGGCTGCTGATTGCGGATTTGGACGACACATTCGGCATTACCACTCGCATCGGAAAAGCGATTCGAGATGGAAGCGATTTTCTGATAGGGAAAGCGCAGAAATTTACATCGTGGCTCAAGAGCGTTTCAGATAAGCTGGGCGGCGTGGAACAACTGCTGAAGCTGATTGCGCTTGCAGCAGCGGCGCTTTTTCTCGCGACGAACGGGAACATGGTGCTGTCGTTTCTTAGCGGGGCCGTAAAGCTGCTAAAAGGATTTAATGTCCAAACGGCGCTCGCGGCCGCAAAATGGCTTCTGCTGTTCTTGGTGCTTGAAGATGTGTTCACGTTCTTGCAGGGCGGGGATAGCGTCTTAGGGCGCTTCTTAAGCGATGCTGGCGTGGATGTCGATGCGCTCCGAGACAAAATTTCTAATTTCTTCTCTAATGCAAAGCAATTCGGCAAGGATGCCCTTGGCGATCTAAAGCAATTTTGGAACGAGCACGGCGATAGTGTGCTTGCAGTTCTACAATGGCTTTGGCAGGGATGCGTTGACCTGACAGCGGATATTGTTACCTTGGGTGGCCACTTGTTCGACCTTCTGGGCGGTCTTATCACTGGATTTCAGACAGGAGATTGGACGCAGTTCCTTCAAGGCTGCAAAGAGCTGTGGCAAGATTTCCTTGATTTGCTGAATGATGCAGGGCGAATTGTCTTCGGTGAATTGTGGGATCCGCTGGTGGATTCTATGAATGGCGCATGGAATTTGCTGAAAGGATTCTTTAATTGGTTCGGAGAGAAAATTCAGTGGGCTAAAAATCTTTGGAGCGGAATCAAGGGATTTTTCGACGGAAATGATGGCGATGGGGATGGGAATGGCGACGGGACGACGAAGCCAAATCCTAAGAAGCGCAATAATGGCTCTTCTGGCTCTAGCATTGGAACGGCTGTTGGAGCACTTGCATCGGGCGGAAATGCTGTCTCAAGCAAGACCGTGATGACGGCACCTTTGGCATCCCAGACCACCAACAATAAGTCAATCAACGTGAAGCAGGAAAATAAGCAGCAGTACACATTTCAAGTCACGGAAAGAGCTGCTGCTGACCGTCTGAGCACTACGGTGCGTTCGCAGGAAACACAGTCCACGGATGAATTGGCAAGAGCGTTAAATTACGGGAGGTGATGCGCTGTGCTGGCAAAGCAACCTGCGTCCCTCGGCGGATTTGAGTTCGATGCAATCATCAAGAGGTCGGAAACGATGACCAGTGATGTGCCGGAGTATGCAACAGAGGAAGGATACTCCATCACGGACAACATCTGCCTAAAACCCCGTGAGCTGGAAATCGAAGCCATCATTACCAACAGCCCTGTCACATGGGCTGAGCAACACGCGGCATCGTCAAGCCGTGTTGAGACGATGATTGAAGAGCTTCGTCAGCTGTGGCTGAAAAAGACTCCGATGCAGTTTACCGCGGCTGGCGACAGCTACGAGAATATGTGCATCACGAGTATTACGGCCCCTCGAACGGTTGAGGACGGCAGTAGTACCCGGTTGACCATCAAGCTGAAGCAAGCGTCTATCAACTCCACCGATATGGCAAATATCAGCGTGAAGTACATTCGCGGAGGAACATCTAAGAAAAACACGGGCGCTGGACAGAAAAGCTCATCGTCTACATCTGGTACACAGAAAGACGAAAAAGCCACAAAATCTAGCATTTTGTGTTCTGGTGCAAAAGCCATTGGCCTTTTCAAGTGAGGTGTGCAAATGGAATACTACGAGATTTCTGTTCCAGACCGCAATGATTCGGTAATGCGCGTAAACCTTGACGGCACATACTACTACCTCCGGGTTACATGGAATGCTTACGGAGAGTTTTGGATGCTGAGTACCTACGATGCAGATATGCAGATGAAAATCGGAATGGCAAAGCTCGTGCCGGGGACGATCTGGAACTTCTACTATCTCAACTCGAACGGCCCGCCGGGAATCCTTGGCGTTCAAACGGACAAGGAACGCATCGGGAGGCAGGATTTTGTTGATGCGGTGGCTCACCTATACTATCTGCCGGCTGAACAGATGGGGGTGCAGTGATGGAAAACTTTGACCGTCAGTACAGAGTACGAATCGGAAAGAACAATTCCATGGGCCGAGAACTCGGCAAGCCGAATGAGTCAACAGGCAGGGCGCTTCGGTGTCAATTCTCCTGCGAAGTTGGCGACAGCTCAAGCTCCAACACCGGAAAAATTACGCTGTGGAATTTGGCAGATGAGACCCTGCGCCTACTGGAACAAGAGGACTGCTTGATTGAGCTGAGTGCAGGGTACAAGGACGACCTGCCCACGATAATGGGCGGAACGCTGACGTACTTTGAAACTGAGCAGAGCGGCGCCGATCAGCAAACCACAATAGAGTTTGTGGACAGCTTTACATCGTGCCGAGACAACACGGTAAGCCTCAGCTATTCCGGTACGGTTTCGGGAGATAAAATCGTGCGTGACGCGGCGCAGATTATGGGCTGTGAGGTTAAATTCTCAAAGTCCGCTAAGTTGATAGACTTCACGAATTTTGCGTTTGTAGGGGCAGGAAAGACCTTGATTGAAAGGGTTTGTAACCGCAGCAAAATGCGCTGGAGCTTGCAAAACGGAATTGTCCAAATCTGCGCATTGGACGAGCCGATAACGATGGCCGCTTATGTGCTGTCCGCAAGCACGGGCCTCATTGGCTCTCCGAAACCCGTCTTTGAGTCTGCATCGACGAGCGATAAAAAGAGCAGTAATGCTTCCAAGCGTAAGGCGAAAAAGGGCATCGAAGTCACCTATGCACTTAATGGTCATATCCAAGTGGACGATTATGTGAAAGTTGACTCGAAGCCGTACAAGGGCAATTATCGGGCGTCCAAAATCAAATTTACTGGCGACACAGAGGGCGACGACTGGAAATGTGTAGCGCTGTTTGTGGAGGTGAAGTGACGTGAAACAGGATTTTCTTGATGCAGTATCTTCCCTTGTTGGGCGGCTGATGGAAGATTCGATTCATACCTCTGCACCCTCCAAGGTTGGAAAGGTAGAGAATAACCATACTGCGAAGCTCACCCCTAACCTCAAGGTGACAACGGATGATGGCCGAGAAGTTCCTTACCCGGAAATATCAGGCGCCATCATTCTGATGCCCTGTGGAGCAGGTGGAACGGTCGGCTTTGCCTTTCCAGTGAAGTCGGATGACGGGTGCCTTGCTCTCTTCAACGAGGGCGGCTCAGGAACAGACCTCAAATGGGATCTCTCGAATGCGGCTTTGCTTCCGGGCCTTTACCAGTCGCCGGGTGAGCAGGTGAAAAAGGCCGGGAGCGAAGAAGCGGCCATAATGTTTGCACCCAGCTCCACTATCACGGTCACGAAAGACAAAATCGAAATCAAAAAGGATGATACCAAAATTACGGTGACATCTGATTCCATAAAAATGGAAAAAGGCAGCACGACTGTTACGGCATCATCTTCGAGTGTTGATGTGACGTCTCCGAATTTGAACATCAAGGGGAATACCAAGGTGAATGGCAATATCTCGGTGACGGGAAACGTGACGATTTCCGGTACATTAACGCTCGGCGGAATTGTGATGAATACGCACACGCACGTCGGTGTGCATGGACCGACTGGAGGACCTGTGTAATGGCTTTGAAAGACCTTGCGCTTTCCAAAAGCGGAGACCTGCTGATAAACGAGAGCGGAGATTTTACAATCATCGACTCGGTTCGGCAGGGCATTCAAATCAAGTTGAGGTGGATTAAAGGCGAGTGGGTCTTTAATCCTGAAATGGGTGTGCCTTATTTTGAGTCGATTTTAGTCAAGACGCCAAACCAAGCACTTATCGAAAAAACGCTGCGTGACCAGATTTTAAGCGTGTCTGGTGTTACAAGCGTTGGTTCGATAAATCTTGCAATGGACAAGAAAAAACGAACTCTCTCTGCGAAGTTTACCGCAAAAACGACGGAGGGAGAGGTGGAAAGTGAGGTGGAGCTTTCTCATGGAGTATGGAATAACAGCTGATGGCTTTTCGATGCGGCGGCTGGACGAAATCTATAATGACTCCTGCAAAAGATTTGAGGATGAAATCGGTGTAAACCCGTCCGAGAATCCGCAGAGCCTTATGAATGTGCTTTTTACGATTTTTGCCGATGCCCCGGCAGAATTGTGGGAAGCATTTGCGGCCAGCTATCAGCAGCTCTTCCCGAATACCGCCGAGGGAATCGCACTGGACAACGCCATGCAGATTGGCGGCGTCAACCGCATCGGGCAGGCGCGCACAAAATATACGCTGTCCTGTACCGGGCGTGAGGGTACGGTGATTCCGGCGGGCGCTTTGGTGCAGTCGAGTACATATCCACAGCGCCAGTTTCAGGCAAAAGGAGTGTCCACGATTTCCAGTGCAAACTGGAGAAGAATCGGCATTCGGCCAATCGAAAGCGTGAGCGGAACGATTACGTTTGAATTTGGCGTGTCCAGAAATGCGACTTCGGGTGAAGTGGGAAGCTATTCCGAGTCGGCCAGCATCACAAAACAGCTTTCGGTGAGTTCGTACAGTGATGCTTACACAAAAATCCTGGCAGAGCTTCAGAAATTCGATGCGCTCACGAAGTTTGGAATCAAGGTCGAAGATTCCACGGATGAACAGGGAAACCACACGATTGTGCTGTCGGCTTCTGGTGCGGCTGACAGCTTTTCTGCGTCTCTTTGCAGGTACATTACGGTTGTTGACGTGACCAGCAATATCCTTTTCGAGAGCGTCGAATACGGAAGCTATGTGCAGGCAGATAAAACCATTAACCAAATTGTGACTTCTGTTGACGGTTGGGATTCCTGCATAAATGAGATCCCGCCCATAAAGGGCAGGTTGACCCAGAAAGACTCTGAGGCTCGCACCAGCTATACCAACCGCGTGGCAAGCCGCGGTACAGGAACAGTCAATGCCATTGTGTCGTTGCTTTACAGCGATGTAGAGGGCGTGACGTTTGCTTCGGGCTATCAAAACGACAATGATGAAAAGGATGCGGCGGGTCGTCCGCCGCACTGTATCGAAATTGTTGTGCAAGGTGGCTCGGATGAAGATGTTGCGGGCATCATCTGGGAAAACAAATCCGGTGGAATTAGGGCGTATGGAAGCCATTACGCTTATGCCACCGACATAAACGGAACGCGCCAGTATGTTGAGTTTACCCGCGTCAACGATGTCTATTTGCTGCTGTCGGTCAAAGTTACGAGCGCTGGTGGTCTGGATGATGACTTTGAAGCGAGAATCAAATCTCTGCTGATGGAAGAAATTCTTTCGGCGGGAACATCGGTTAGGCTGCAGAAGTTCATCCGGCCTATCATGGAGAATGTGTCTGGAGTCGATTATATCGAGATTCGGGGGCTTCTTTCCGAAAGGCCGGATATTGAGGGCGTGGAGGACAGCGCTATGCTTACGGGCGTCGTCCCGGTCAGCATCAACCAGCAACCGGTTGTCACTATGAACGGAATTCGGGTGGTGAAAGCATGATTTCGGCGTATAAAGAAATGTACGCTAAGCTCCCGACACAATTTCAACTGGAAGCGTATGAAGAAAGCTGTTTGGGAAATTATGTGTGCGACACGCTGGAGGACTTGAAAAATCTTCCTGATAACTGCGTGATGGGCAGTACCGCAAGAGTGATTAGCCCGTTGACCATTTACCGAAAGAATTCTGAGGGAAAATGGATTCTGCAAAGAACGGCGAACAGGGGGTGAAACGGTGGCATTTGAAGCACTGAGCGAAAAGCCGCTTAGAGTAGAGAAAATGTCTGTGCTGGATGGAATCGTTTGGGCCTTTGCGCCTGAGTACGAACATTTAATGCTCGCACTGGGCGGGTTTGAGTGGATTAACAACATCGACAAGTGCAACGGCGTTTTGCTCAACCGAATTGGCCAGCTGGTATGCCTTACTCGTCAGCAGGCTGGGGCGATGATTGGAAGCCGTGAACTGGCAGACAACGATGATATTTATCGCGTCTGCTTGAAGTACAAGGCTTACGTCAATTCGTGCCGCTGTACGCCGAACGAGATTATCGAAGCAACCAAAATTATCTTTGGAGCGACAGAGGTTGTATACAGTGAGCGTCGTGATGTGCCTGCGACCATTTACCTTTCGATTTCCGCGCCGTTCTCGGATTTGGTTCTGTCCATTTTGGGAACGCACGACTTGGTGGTTCATCCGGCGGGCGTAAGAGTCAGAATCAACTGCTCAACGGAGGATGCAGAGACGTTTGGCTTTGTGGATCTCAATCCGCGAGTTGCAGGATTTGGCGAGGGAATGTTTGCACAGTCCATCAATTAACAGGGGGTGATTCTATGGCGGATGCGCGTTCGGGGGCAGAGCTGACCGACTATTCCAAGGTGGCGTTCTCGGCTGATGGCGTTCGGCAGGAAATTTCGATTGACGATTGGCGCAATGGATGGGCCGCGATCGTTGGCGGTTTGAACGGCAAACCAACAAGCCAACAGTTTAACATGGTGTTTTATGTTCTGTCTGTGCTCACGAATCAGAACATTTCGGATGTTTCAGCGGTCAAGAACACAGCAAATGCAGCATTGCCGAAAGAGAGCTTTACGGCGAAACAGATTGTAGCCCTGCTTTCCAAGTATGGGCTTATGTCTGGGTGCAACGCGGATATGCTGGATGGAAAGCATGCGGACGAATTCGCTGCGGGTAAGCACAGTCATGCAGCAAGAGACATTACAAGCGGAAATTTGCCGATCGAACGTGGTGGCACTGGCGCGGGAACCTCTGCTGATGCGTGTCGCGCTCTTGGAGCCATGCGGAACACAGGCGGCACCTTTACGGGAACGGTCTATTTTGCAAATGGTACGACGCACTACGTCGGCTCTGCGGGAGATGCGCATTTTAGGTCGATGACTGCGAGTGAGGACATTCATGCGAAACGAGTGTTTGAAGCGGTCTACAACGACTACGCGGAGCTGATGCCCCGCGGCGAGGATACTGAGCCGGGTGACATTATTGCACTGGATACTAACAGCCAGCAAGAAAAATATGTCAAAGCCACAAATCTTTCGAGCCGCATTGCCGGAATCCATTCGGACGAATACGGGATGCTGATCGGCGGAGAGCAGGTCAATGATGGGGAGGATTTCTTGGAAAAGAATCTTCCCCTTTTTATCCCGGTTTCGCTTGCCGGACGTGTCCACACAAAGGTTATTGGCCCGGTGAACACGGGAGACTGCATTGTACTTTCCCATATTCCGGGTGTTGGTCGTGCGGCGAAACCGTGCGAATATGTTGACCCGTGCAAAGTGGTTGGTTATGCGGTCGAGGGTGACGATCTGACCGAACAACGGCGGCTCAAAGTCAGAGTGAGAGGTGCTTAATGGCTAACTGGGGGCAAAAAGTCTACCCCTCGGACTATGCGGAAATCAAAGCCTTGCTCAAGGCCGAGGTAGGGAGACGCGGAAAAACAGAGGGAACAGCACGAGGGCAGAGCGTTGGCAGTATGGCGAGTTATAACGGCTCTGCATACGACTTCTCGACGCAACCGACGGCTGGAGCGTACATCAAAAACGAACATATCCAAAAAATTACAAAGCCGCTGGATGCAATCAAAGGAACATCGATCACACCCGAAAATGGGGCGCAGATCACAGCGAGCAGGCTGAGCCAAGCGGCAGCAGTGCTAAGCGAGCTGAGCGCGATCCCGGAAAATGCTGCATCAAGCGGGTGCTCTGGCCGCTGCTCTGGCTTGTGTTCCACGGGATGCAATACGGCTTGCACGAGTTGCACCGGCTCCTGCACGGGGAACTGTACTGGGTCTTGCGTGGCATCGTGCGCCAATGATTGCGCTGGCGGATGCAAGGGGAGCTGCCAGGGAACGTGCACGGGATCCTGCACGGGAACCTGCACTAGAGCGTGTGCAAATAACTGCTCCAGCACTTGCACGGGGTCCTGTACGGGGTCCTGCACGGGTTCGTGTACGGGAACGTGCACAAAGGCGTGTGCGAATGATTGCGCCGGCACTTGCGCGGGGTCCTGTACGGGAAGCTGCACTGGAAGTTGCACTGGAAGTTGCACCGGAGGCTGTAACACAACTTGCACGAAGAATTGCGCAAATAACTGTTCTGGTTCCTGCTCCGGCGGATGTTCGGGCGGCTGCTCTGGTTCGTGTGATGGGTGCTCTTCGACTTGTGAGGGCGGCTGTGGAAGCAGCTGTTCTGATAATTGCTCAAGTAAATGTATCCAGCAATGCAGTTCGACGTGTGCGAATGACTGCTCCGGCAGCTGTGTGAACCTTGGTTGTGCATTCAACTGCGGAAGTGACTGCTCTAACCATTGCTCCGGCGGCTGTTCTGGAGGCTGTGGCTCTCAATGCAGAAGCGGCTGTGACGTCTTTTGCACGGGGTGCAGTTCAACGTGCGCAGATGACTGCTCCGGATCCTGCAAAGGTGGTTGTAGTGGCTGCTCTGGCTTCCTGTGGAGCAAATCGTGATGAAAGGAGAAATCCAAATGGAGACAACGCTTCATTTTGCACAGAATGCAGATGCAGGAACGGAAGAATCCTATCTCAGGAATCTTCCGCTTCTGAAGCTGCTCGCAAAAGAGAACATTGAAGCAGACGATTGGAGCGTCCTGCTTGCGGCAACGCCGAATAATGAGGACAAGTTGTTGTGGTGTCTTGGTTACACGGGTACCCTCTGTGCGCTGGACGCAACGGACTTTGATGATTGGGTGGTTTACTGCTCTACGGTGGTTCTGTCTGCGCTGGAGGCGTGCGGGGTTGAAGCGCCCGATGAACGGAAGAATCTTCTGTCCATCGGGCTGGCGGCGCGCACATTCAATTTTTCTGGCAACCCGGTGACAAAAAATCTGAAATGCGCAGAAACGATTCAAGGCGCGGCAAGCTATAACTGCACTGAGGATGCCGACATTTTTTCGATGTGGTATCTTTTGCAGGTGCTTACTGAGTATCTGCGGCTGGACTTCAACGGCAATCTCCGGGAACTGATTGACGCCATGAAAACCATGAACAAGATTCGTGACCGTTACCGTCAGATCGCAGACCGCCTCCCGAAGATGGATGCCTGCTAA